TTATACCAAAGAAAAGATGAACCACCCTGATCGGTTTCATAAAAATATCCACTGTCAGCACCTTGAGTTTTGTCTATGAGATCCGTCCAAAGGGGAGCGATCATATAACTCCATTGGTTACCTGATGTATTGTTAGTAGAGTTACCGTATAAATCAAAACCACTACAACACATGGAGTTGCGTGTGTTTGGGTTTCCTGCGCCGGTATCGGGTTCGTACAGTAGTATTACGCCGTTGGTACTCATCCAAGCATTAGAAAACACCTTGTCATAATATGGAAAGGCGTGTCCCAAATTTACTTGGTATGTTCCATCATCAACACCATCCATCACCTGAGTCATACCATCAGGTGACAGATAGTCGGCTGCCCCAAAAGAAAGGGGACTAACCAGTAGTACAAATAGACTCGCGAGGATATGCTTCACAGAACTGTTCCTTTGTGTATACTTCTAGATCGTTTGATAGTTTGCCATTTCTAGTTCTTGGTAAAATTTGTTTTGTAAATTCGCCTTCTGGAACACGCTGAGGATTTGATTTCCAGGCTTCTCCTGCCTCGTCACCTATCACACCTTCGAACGGACAAGGGGTTCCCGCCATTCTCATGGCCATAAACACACGATCATCTTGACACATCAAAGATACCGCAGCGACACGCATACCCATATCGTACAGGGTCTTGGAAAGTTTGATGCGTTCACAGTTTGTATCTGTTACCGATTGACCGGCTGACAAACCAAAGATTTGAGTTTGTACTGCACCGCTTACTCCGGTAGTACACAAATCCTGTGAGTACGAAGAACCAATACTAGGAGCAATAGCTGAGGGGGGTGGTGACTCAATCTTTTGATTTATGTTTTGAGTCTGAGTGCTCTCAGTTACATTTCTGTTTTCGTTTAGGTTTGTGTTTTGATTTACACTTTCACTTTGCGAAACACTTGTACTAGAACTTGTGCTGGTAGACTCGTTAACATTTCTGTTAGTATTGTCACTAGTGCTAGTGTTTACATTTGTATTGTTGCTGACTGAAGTGCTGTCAACGGTGCTCGTACTAACGGTTGTATTATTGTTAACACTTGTACTATTGTTAGTATTGACATTAGTGTTAGTATTATTAGAAGTAGACTCATTGAAGTTTCTGTTCGTAGAGTTACTAGTGTTAGTATTGAAGTTGGTATTAGTAGAAGTACTAGTATTAGTGTTAGTGTTAACATTAGTATTCGTGCTCGTACTAGTATTTGTGTTAATGTTAGTATTCGTATTATTAGACGTACTCGTACTTACATTGGTGTTGTTGTTAGTGTTGGTATTGGTTGACGTACTAGTACTAACGTTTGTGTTGTTATTCGTATTCGTGTTAGTATTAGTAGACGTGTTTGTGTTTACATTAGTATTGGAACTAGTGTAGTCGGTGTTGTTTGTTGTATTGACGTTAGTTGTGGTATCTTGCGCTTGGACTCCAAATGCACATAACGAAAACAAAGCGCAGGCCATTAGCCTTGCTCTCATCGTTTTCCCCTTTTGTTTGTGCCTGACGTGCGGGCATCTCTCCAATCTATTTATCATCTTATAAATACCAACATGGATAAAAAATACTTCATGGGCCTAGAAGGCTTCGCATGGTTCGTTGGTGTCGTAGAAGACCGCAACGATCCCCACAAACTTGGACGGGTTCGGGTTCGAGCTGTTGGTTATCATACCGATGACAAGGAAAAGATTCCTACAGAAGATTTGCCTTGGGCGCATGTCATGATGCCCACAACAACACCGTCCATGTCTGGTCTAGGTGTCTCTCCGTCTTGGATGGTAGAGGGTACATGGGTAGTCGGATTCTTTAGAGACATTCACGAGAAACAACAACCCGTTATCATGGGCACTTTGCCTGGCGTTCCTCAAGAAGAGGCAGATCCGTCTAAAGGGTTCAATGACCCAAGCGGTGTGTTTCCTTTGGTCGATGACGAATATTCTGGACACACTCTCAAAGAGTCTGATTTAAATAGACTTGCTCGTGCAGATGAGAAAGATGTTTTTAAACACAAAATACTGGAAGCGAAGGAAGCGTCAAGAACTACTGGCGTGCCTACAGCAAATGATGGGGAGTCTTGGGACGAACCAGAATCAACATACGCAGCAAAGTATCCATTGAATCATGTGATGGAAACTGAGTCGGGACACATCGTTGAATATGATGACACTCCCGATGCAGAAAGAATCCAACAACTACACAAGGCTGGAACCTTTTACGAAATTGACAAAGACGGAAACAAGGTTGAAAGAATCGTTAAAGACAATTACGAAGTTGTTTTTGGTGACGACTATATGAATGTAAAGGGAAACGTTAACCTTACAATTGGTGCAAACTGTAAAACATATATTGCAGGGAACTGGGACATCCAAGTTGATGGAAACGTTCGCGAGGTAATCAAAGGAACGATGACACAAGAAGTTACTGGAGACGTTACTGAAACATACTCCGCCAATCAAGTAAAAACTGTAAGCGGGGACAACACCGCAAATGTGAGTGGAGACTCTTCCGAAGATGTTGGTGGCACTAAATCCACAACCTCTGGAAGTGATACAAATATTTCTGCTGGTGGAAATGTAAATGTAACGGGTACCAAAATTAACCTTAATTAATTGGAGAAATAAAAAATGCCATATGTATCCCCAGGCGTGGAAGGTTCTGGAGTTTATGAAGACGCAACCAAAAGTGTTACTGTTGATATGCGAACAGAAGTTACTTCTGTTGCAACTGCAATTGACAATCTGACAACTGCGGTAAACAGTTTAACCACGGCCGTAAACGCCGTAAATACAAACCTTGGTTTGATTAAAGATGAGGTAATCACAATGGACACGTCTTTGAGTTCAATTGCCACATCCGAGTCGGAAATTGCCGATGATATTGAAACCATTAAAACCTTAGGCCAAACAGGTAGTGGTTATAAAGTCAATACAAACGGCAACGGTGTTAGTGATGCACTTTTTTGGAAAACATTTATTGTTGAGGGATTGATGAATGAAGAAACCCCAGTTTCGTCTGCACAACAAGCAGCTGCAATCGCCAAAATAGACGAGTACATTGCCGAATTTAACAGTGAGTTTAATACTAGTGGGTAAACCTATTCACAGAGTCGGTGACGTTGATGTTAAAATGAATACGGCACAGAAGGGTTCTTCCAATGTGTTTGTCAATGGAAAAAAGGTACATCGAAAAGGCGATGTTGATTCCAAAATGCATACCGCAACAAAGGTTTCTAAAACTGTTTTTGTAAATGGCAAAGGGGTTAGTAGGAAGGGAGACACAGATTCACAGTCCGAAGTGAATGTTAAGGCATCTAATAATGTTTTTGCTGGGTAGTACTCTATAAATACATAGAAAAGGGAAAGAGATGGCTGTCGAAGAGGGTTACACGGATTCACAAAGATTTAACGAGAGTGAAAGAAACTCCCGTACTTATGCCGATTTGGATTTGTTTTTCTCCAAAAAAACAAATAGCGATGTTGCGAGCGTAAGAAACATCCAGGCAGTCAAACGATCTATTCGACACTTGGTTCTTTACAACCAATTTGAAAAACCCTTTCAACCCAATCTTTTTTCTGGAGTGACCGGATTACTGTTTGAAAACATGACTCCTGTTGTTGCAAATGTTCTTGCCAGGAAAATTGACGAAATCATTACGAATTACGAACCTAGAGCAAAGATTCAACAGGTTAACGTGATACCAAACTACGATGAAAATGCTTACACAGTTTCTCTTTACTTTTATGTAGTTAACCAACCCACAGAATTACAAGAAATAACAATGATGTTAGAGAGAATACGCTAATGGCAACTCCAAATAACAAAAGAAAACTCAGAATAACGGATCTCGACTTCGATGACATCCGTACTAATCTAAAAGATTACCTTAAGGGACAAGACACTTTCAGCGATTATGACTTTGAAGGGTCTGGTCTGAGTGTTTTGTTGGATCTTTTAGCGTACAATACCCATTATTTGGGTATGAATGCTAACATGCTTGCTAATGAGATGTTTTTGGACTCTGCTGCACTGCGTTCTAGTGTGGTTTCTCACGCAAAACACCTTGGATATGAACCAAGATCTGCTAGGGCAGCTGTTGCAAGGGTAAATGTGACTCTTGTAACCTCCGATGCAACAAAAACAATGCCTGCTGGGACAAAATTTACTACCACAGTAGACAATGTTTCGTACCAATTCGTCACTGTAGCTGACTATACTGCAAAAAATATCGGATTAACAGTAGATTTTAGCAATATTCCGGTTTACGAAGGGACATACGTCACTCAAAGGTACACTGTAGACTCCACAAACAACGAACAACGGTTTTTGTTGAACGATAATCGTGCAGATACCACGACCTTGACTGTACGTGTGCAAAATTCTGCCACAGATTCTACAACTTTTACGTATTCTAAAGCAACAGACATTACACAACTTACTGGTGACTCTCGTGTCTACTTCTTGCAAGAGGTTGAAAACGGACTTTTCCAAGTATATTTCGGTGATGGTGTCGTTAGTAAGGCAATGGAAGACGGAAATGTTGTAATTCTCAATTACGTTGTCACCAATAAGAGTGCCGCGAACGGTGCAAAGACATTTACTGGCCCTGCTACGATAGATGGGACTAGTGATATCTCTGTTACTACTGCAACAAGAGCTGTGGGTGGTGCCGAACCAGAGTCTTTAAACTCTATAAAGTTGAGCGCTCCTTTGGACTATGCGTCACAAAGTCGATGCGTTACAACTACAGACTACGAAACATTCATAAAACGACTATTTCCACAGACACAGGCGGTTAGTGTGTTTGGTGGGGAAGATGGTAGCTTCGATCCAACACTGGGTGTTGTTGCAACTCCCGAATACGGCAAAGTTTTCATAAGTGTAAAAACTACTAGTGGACAAAATCTAACAACGGCGCAAAAGAACAACTTAATATTAGAGTTGAAACCGTATATTGTTGCGTCAATCACTCCGGTGTTTGTTGATCCAGAAACTATTTTTATTACTCCAACTGTAACTTTTGTGTACGATCCAAATCTTACAACTAAAACTTCAGACGCTATACAAACAACTGTGGTAGACACGATTACAAATTACAATACCAACAATCTGAAGTCTTTTACTGGACAATATCGATCATCTGAGCTTTCCAGACTAATTGATACTTCAGAAAAATCAATTCTTAACAACAGTGCATCAATAAAATTATCAAAAAATTTAGTGCCGGATCTTGATCTCGATAGATCGTATGTTGTTAACTTTAACAATCCAATACTACACCCACAAGACGGATATTTGGCTAGTAGTGGTGGAATGCTTTCGTCCACAACTTTTTATGTTGGTGATGATACCACAACCATTTATCAGTTTGACGATGATGGTTTTGGGAACTTAAGAAGATTTACCTTTGTCGGTACAACTCGATCATATGTGGACTCTACCGCTGGAACTATAGACTATGAAACTGGAAACATTTCTATTAATAACCTTCAGATAAATTCTGTTGGTCTGGTTGACAATGCACCTTCTAGGTTTATACGTTTTACGATCACGCCTAGATACCCTGATGTTGTTCCAGTAAGAAATCAAATACTTGAGATTGACACTACAAACTTTGTTGTAAACGGTATTGTTGACCAAAGAGCCACCAGTGGAACGAATACTGTGGTAACGGGTTCTGGTACGACCACGACTACGACTACTACGACTAGTGGTGGTACAACAACCTCAACTTCTACGAATTACTAAAGAAAACTCATGCCACATGACAAGCGATTTAAAAAGAACAAAATCTCACCGCTGGTGTCTTCTCAGTTGCCGGAGTTTGTGCAATCTGATTATGACATTTTTTCTAGTTTTGTAAGTGATTATTACAAATTTTTAGAAGCCGGAAGGATTTCTTACGAGGTAGATCCTGAGTATCTCACATTAGAACTTAATAGTTCTGCATATGTTCTTCAAGAGTCGGTTCTTGAGGAAGATTATCGCTTTGTAACCGAAAATGTTGTGCAATTTGTTCCTAATGAGACCGTTGTTGGGTCGGAATCAAAGGCCACTGCAACGGTTTTGTTTGATGACATTAGAACCCAAGTAATTTACGTTACAAGTCAACAGGGGTTTATCACCGGCGAGACAATTACCGGAGCAACTTCTGGACTCAGCGCAACATTATTAGAATATCGTGCAAATCCCGTCCAAAACATTCAACAAATGTTGGAATACGCTGACGTTGACAACACGATTTATGACTTTTTAGACCAATTTAAAGAGTCTTTCCTTTCTGTCATACCAAACACCTACGTTTCTTCTGCATCAAAGAGACTTCTTGTAAAAACGATAAAGGATTTGTATGCCGCTAAGGGTACCCCAGAGGCAACAAAGCTGTTTTTACGCATTCTTCTAGACGAAGATGCAGATATTCGGTACCCAATAGAAGATGTTCTCAAAGTTTCGGGTGGTAACCTAGAAAGAAAAACTGTTTTACGGTGTTCTTCTATTTCTGGAGCGCCGGGACTTGAATCCGAAGGGCAAGTTATAACCGGATTTACTTCAAATGCAATTGCAACGGTAAGTAAAGTAGTTATTTTCCCAGAAGGAACCGCATCTGTAGTTGAAATGCTTGTTGAAAACCAAGTGGGTGAGTTTATTACAGATGAAGTCATTTCTTGCACGTCCAACATTACGGATAGAACAATTAAGTTTACGGTTGGTGGTATTATTGCCGGCGGTGAAGTTACAAATTCTGGATTATTGTACTCTTTTGCTGAACCTACCACTATTGAAACTGGTAAAGGTAATGAGTTTGGTAGTCTCATCTACGATTCTGTTGATTCCGGTTCTATAAGTTCAATTTTTGTTGATGATGGTGGTACCGGATACAACGTAGGCGAATCTCTGTACTTTACAAACCCAACGGACGATCTAGACACGGCAGAAGGATTTGTTGCTGCTCTTGGTGGCGGTTTTGAATTAGAAGATGGTGAAGGTACAATAGTACGGGAAACCGCAACCACTCGAACGGAAAGTCCTTTTAATATCGCGTTAGAACAAAATGAAGAATATACTGGCCCATTTTACGTTTTTGCTACAGCAGAAGCTGACGGTCAACTGGGTGGTGGTAACAAGGGGTTCTTTTACCCACTGTATACAAACTTAACCGATGCTGGGGGAGAGTTGGTAGACGGTGTTCTCGTTGGAGCGCACGTTCATACGTTTTTGGAATATCCAAATATAACGTTCTACATGAACAACACTTTCAGTAATCATGGACTGAAAACTTTACCCATTGACGAAACTTCCATAGCTTGGCCCAGAAGAGACCTTGATAAACTTGTCCTCGATGGTACAGACGGGTCTGGGTCAAATGAAAATGGACTTATTCCAACAGAACTTGGTGAACGCCAAACATCTCTCGATCTTTTTTACGGCACCAATGACCAGATACTACTTGAAGAAGGAACACTCTCCAGTTCGGAGGCAAGTTCTATCTACAAGATACACCTGAAATCAGGCGGATCTGGTTATACATCTTTGCCAACTGTCGCAGTAAAAAGTAACGATGGTACAGGGGCAAAACTTTTAGCATTGACCACCGACATTGGTCGTGCAAATTCAGTAACCGTTAACACTTTTGGGTTTGGTTATGATCCAAATGATATTCCAGAAATAAATGCAAGGGCACACTTTATCCTTAAAGATGTCACGGGCACGTTTTCTGCCGGAAACCTATTAACTTCACACACCGGACAGGTTGTTGGGTGGGACGGTGCAAAAAACCAACTAGATGTTACCTTTGATGATAGTATTCTATTTCAACAGGAACAAGAAGACACATTTAATCTTCCGTTTATTCTGGAAGATGGTACACACGGTGGAGCTGAAGTTCTTTCTGGTAACAAGACATTACTAGAAGAAACCATTCTAGAAGAAAACCTAAACGATACTGATAACATTATTCTTGACGGCACTTCTATTTCAGAAACCCCTCGGAGATTTGTTAGAATATCTGTAAAGGCACTGACTTCTTCGGCAAACCCGTTACTTAAAAGATTTTATTTAAATGGTGTAGAACAAAAAGAATTTGTTATTGAACCAAATAACACATACTACTTTGATTTGTCAGATCCTTCACTGTTTAATACTTCTGATTCTTTACAGTATCGTTTTCAACTTACCTCCACAAATACCGATAGTGGAGAGTATACTACAGGCGTCACTACCTCAGACCAAACTGTTTCAGAAACTACAGGATTGTTAATAAAGCCTGGAGAGTCTGGTGCCTTCTTAAAACTAGTTACCACCGATGCAACTCCGGACTTATATTACTACAGTCCAAACTATTCTGACATTGGTGGCAGACTTCGCACAAGCACACCACCAGCACAAATCAGAGACGTTGGTTTTGATCTTCTGCTTGACAACACTCTAGAAACTTTAGACCTGTTTGTTTTAGAGGATGGTGTTGGGAGTCCTAACGGAAACATTCTCATCGAACAAGGTTTTGGCAGACTTGTTGAAGAAACTTCTATCGTAGACAGCGATGGGAACGGGCTCACTCAAGATGTTGGTGGTAAGGTTGATTTAGATTCTTCAGTTGAAGTTCAAGTCGGCACTCAATTTGAATTGATACTTGAAGACGGTGGTTCAATCCTTCAAGAAACTTTTGGTAACTATCTGGTATTGGACAACACTGATTCTGCCGGAACAGACAATGGTTCTAGGGTACTGAGTGAGGAAGATATAACGGGGGATGGTTTCCTTGTATTAGATGGAACCGATACACTAGGAAACAATTCTGGCAAGTATCTTATCAATGAAACTAACATTGATTTTTCAAATGACGATGTTGTTATCACCGATGCTGGTGGTGCCTCCGGTACGATAATATTAGGCGACATTGCAAAAGTCACTGCAAGTGTGTCAACGGTTTCAGATCCAATTGATTCCTATAGAGACGTGTCCAGTTTGTTGAGTGAGGATACGATTCGGATACAGGATTCTTATTTCTATCAACAATTCTCTTACGAAGTTCGTGTTGGTGAGTCAACTTCGAATTACTTAAATGAGTTGAAAAAGGCCGTCCACCCAATCGGTTTTGCTCCGTTTGGTCGAGTCACTGTCGCAACACAAATTTCTGCTGCTCTTAACACAACACGCAGCTTGAGTGATGAGGTACGTGGACAAGAATCATTCTCTCCATTCCTTGCATCTGTACTTGAACAAATTTTTGACGAGGTTGTTCGCAGAAGACATGCAGTAGTACCAGAACAATATGTTTCGGGTCACTATCACGACTTCGTTACGCAAGAAACTGGAAACGTTCTTGGGGACACAATTGTCCTTGATGGCACTGACATAACCCTTGCCAATGCTGGTGACAATTTAATAACGGAAGATGATTTAGATATTTCTCTCGAAGACGGTTTGACTATCTTTGGTACAGAGTTTATATTGTATGAATCTGGTGACACCACAAATGCAAGTGATCCAGCTGGTGGTAGGGCTTTACTCGAATCTTCTTCGGTTGGTCTTGGTCTAAACAAAGAACTTGCCGTTATCAAAACCGTAAGTCTCGTAACTGCATCCGAAGCGAATGAAAAACCAAAAAATCTACTCAGCAAACTCGCCTTCAATGCATTCTCTGGTGCGGGCAGTTCCATTCTCCTAGAGGATACTGATGGTAACGGATATTCTGATGGATATCTTGTTATGGATGGGTTTGATCCAATCCTACCTATTGCATTTATAGTTCAAGAAGAAGATGGTGAAAGTTATTTCTTGTTGGAAAATGAAAACGGTGTACTACAAGTAGAAGATCCGTTATTCAGGTTCGGTGAAGTTGGTGTCGATGGTAGTGGAGAAGTTATTCCAAATGCGTTTTATGTTCTTGGCCAAAACGACAAACTCAATCTAGAAGATACGGGTAACGAATTTGATTTGACCTTTGCAGAAGTTGGCACAATTACGTTTGGAGAAATTTCTAGACCTTCTGCCTTCTTACTAGAACAACCTGCAGCCATTCCGGAACTACAGTACCTCAATAAGATAGAACTTGAACAGGATGATGTGACATTTATTCAGTTAGAACTTGGTGCGATTGGTGGTTCAGCAACTCTCTTCTCAACAGGAAACCTTGGCGTTGGTGGAGAGACAATACTAAATGCTGCGATCACAACTAACAGTACCATCGACAGTCCTGTTAACTATTTTGGTAATCAGGTAAACTTTGATCTGAATGCCGATTCTGGTTCTTCTGGTGGAGTAAGTGGAACATCTTCAACACTAACAGACGTTTTTGATTTAAGAGATTTAACGGGAACATTTAGACACATTGACCTCGTAACCCCTGTTGGATACGAAACGGGACAAACTCCAGTTTCTCCAAGTGGGTTCCTAGAGTTAGAAGAGGAAGACGTTGAAGAAAACTTACGTCTGTACGCAGGTCAACAAGATATAAATCAAGCATTTGCAAACGATGTTGACGTTATTGTTCTTGAGGACAATGGTGTAATTATTCTCGATGGTAGTGCAGAGGGTGTTGATGTTGGTGACTATCTGTTAAACGAAAACAGTAAACGAGTTCAACTTGAAATTAGTGGAAACCTATCTTTCGAAAACTTCTCAGCGTTAAACTATGGACAACTTCAACTTGAAGATGGTTCTGGATACTTGCGATCTGAAACACCACTGGTACGAGATCCAAAGGATGGTATTGCTCTTGAAGAAGGTGTTGAAGATTTTGAAGATAGTCGCATTGTTTTAAATGGAACTGATGCGAGTGGAACAGATGTAAATGACATTGTGTTGCAAGAACAAGAAATTTTGGATAGGGAATTCATTAACGACCATTTCCTACTAGAAGACACTCTTATATTTGCAACAGATGGACAAATACCTTGGGACAACGTGTCTATAAATAAGGACAGCGACATTCCAACCAGAGTTAAAAAACTCGCCGGACAACCAGTTATCCGTGGAGCGGATATTACAATTATAGGGTAATATGTTATAAATAAAACATATCGAGGAAAACCATGACTGCAATCATTACCGAAAAATTTAAACAACATAATGCAACTCAATTTTTTGAGTCATTTTCTGAAGCTGCGTCTGATGCGTATTACCTTTTTATAGGTAAGTCTACCGCATTCACAACTGCAACATCTGGTGGTACAGACACAAACCCACCAACTCCCATCGATGGTGTGAGTCCAGAATTTTATAACTGGGATGCCATGTTGGCCGCAAAGAAAATTACTACGAGCGATATCACCTACGCAGTTCCTAGAAGGAATTGGAGTAACGGTACTGTCTTCGACATGTACGATGATACTGTTAGTGCATCAAATCTTACCACAAGTGGATCATCAAATCTTTATAGTTCCTCTTTCTATTTTGTAACCACAGATTTTAATGTATATAAAGTGCTTGACAATAATGGTGGTGTTGCATACAACGGAACAGAACCTACTTCCACATCAAACAGCCCTTTCGAGTCTGGTGGATATGTTCTAAAGTACATGTATACGGTAAGTGCATCTGATGCAGTTAAGTTTGCAACTACTGACTTTGTTCCCGTTTCAACCAATGCAACAGTTGCAGCTGCTGCGACAGACGGGAAGATAGAATCTTTGTCGATAACTGCCGGTTCCGGTTATACGGATGGTACATATTACGCAGCGGTTTATGGTGACGGCGCAAACCAAGGCACTGCTTCCGGCGCAATAGTTCGAATGACAGTGGTTGGTGGCCAAATCCAAAACTTCGGTTTAGCAGCGGGTTCTGACACAACAATTCATGCTGGTGGTTCTGGGTATACTTTTGGAACTGTAAACCTTGGTTCTGCATACACATACTCCGATGCTGCACTTACAACTCTTTCCTCAATGGGTGCAGGTACAGGTGGTGCAGTACGAATTATCGTTTCACCAAAGGGTGGACATGGTTCGGATTCTGTTGAAGAACTGGGTGGTCACTTTGTAATTTCAAACATCACTCTGACACAGGCAGAAGGGGATGACTTTACCACAGCGAACGATTATAGACAAATTGGTATTGTTAAAAACCCAACACTATACGGAACTTCTACGGTAGGTTCTGCAAGTACATATCGACAAACCGCAGCGGTTAAGTTTTCCAGTGTAACTGGTTCGTTTATTGTTGACGAAATTATTACACAAACAACAACAGGTGCCGTTGGTCGCGTTGTAGAGTTTGATAGTGTCAATAACATACTATACATTAACCAAGAAAGGTATGGTGACTACGGTACAAACTCTGCAACGGGTGCATATGTTGCATTCAGTGGAACTAACAACATAACCGGATCAACTTCTTCGGCAGTAGGAACTCCTTCCACTACAGCGAGTGAGACGGTAACCTTATTAAACTCAAACACAGTCACCTTTACATCTGGATATGTTACTCCTGATCTACAACCAGACAGTGGCGAGATCTTATACATAGAAAATAGAAAACCCATTCAACGTGTCTCAGACCAAACTGAAGACATCAAGATAATCATCGAGTTCTAATTATGCCACAAAAAACCGATTTAAACGTTGCTCCTTATTTTGATGATGTTTCAGAAAATAAGAATTTCCGCAGGGTCTTGTTCAGGCCCGGATTTGCTGTGCAGGCTAGAGAACTAACGCAACTCCAATCAATCCTCCAAAACCAAATAGAAAGATTGGGTGGTCACATCTTCAAAGAGGGTGACGAGGTTATTCCTGGCGGTCTTGGAATCAATACTAGTTACTACAACATTCAATTGGCAACCACTTTCGGTGGCGAAACAATTGACGTTAATCAGTATTATGATCCTGACAATCCCGTAACAATTCGGGGTGCAACTACTGGTGTAAAGGCAAAAGTTCTGGGTGTCAAGGCTGCAACATCAACAACACAACCGTTGTTATATGTTCAGTACACAGAGTTTGGAACAGACCAAGAAACAAGACAGTTCTCAAATAGTGAAGACATTATTGCAGATGTTCCCGTAACACATACAACTGAGTACGCAGCAAACCTTGCTTCATGTACAACACATTCCACAGGTGCAGCTAGAAGGGGTTGTGCTGTAACTGCCAATGGTGGTGTTTATTATGTTCGAGGCACATTTGTTAGAATCGGTACACAAACACATGTTATCAGTGACCAATCTCGCGTACCAAGCGCAAGGGTTGGATTCACAGTAACAGAATCTATTGTTATTCCAGAGGATGATAATTCCCTTAACGACAATGCAACAGGTTCGTCAAACTTTGCAGCAAAGGGTGCACACAGACTCAAGTATACTCTCAATCTAACATCAATACCACTTCAGTCTAAAGCAGATGCTGGGTTCATAGAGCTCACACAAGTTACTAATGGTGTCCTCGCTAGGGTTGCAAGACCCACAGAGTATTCTGTTCTTGGACAAACTCTAGCAAGAAGAACTTACGATGAATCTGGAGACTATACAGTCCGTCCGTTCATGGTAGATTGTAGAGAACAACTTTTCAACAGAGTTGGTAACAAAGACTATCCTGGCGTCTTTACTGCTGGTGCAACGACCCCAGATGGAAACACTGCCAGTGAAAGTAGGTTTGCACTTGCAATATCGCCAGGTAAAGCGTACATCCGAGGGTATGAGGTAGAAACTCCTAACACAATCATAAAAGATGTTACGAAGGCAAGAACAACACAAACTGTTGCTAACGGTGCTATCAACTTAGAACTCGGTAACTATATTAACGTAACCAACGTCTTTGGTCAACCGGATGTTTCTGACTTAACTGAGACTACTCCTTACAATGAAATAGAATTGTACGACACGTTAACCGCTTCTAGAGGCACTGCCGCTGGAACTCAACTCGGTGTTTGTCGCGCAAAAACAATGCAATACTCTAGCGGAACTGTAGGCGCAACTACAGCCGTTCACAAACTATTCATATTTGACATTAGAATGTTTACGGTTCTTACGTTAAGTGGAACTCCCTCCCCTACTCTGACATCCGTTCACTCTGATGGTGTTCGTGTTCGAGGCGTTAGTTCTAACGCAACAGGGTACGTGTATGGTACAGGAACTTCTGGTACCACAGTAAACCTAATCAATGTTCAGGGAACATTTGTTGCTGGCGAAAAACTTATCGCTTCGGATTCCGCTGAAACTGATCGCATAATTGAAGACTCTGGCGACACAGACCTAACAATTTCTTCAATCGCAATAAATGATATTTCGCAAGTTAAACAGTTTGTTCAGTTAAACTCCGGTGGAACTGCAAGTAATGACTTTACCGCTGACTCTGCTCTTGATGCAACGTTAACTCTTTCTGGTACATCGAGAACAGAAACCACTGGCGATGATAACCTGATTGCGGTTTCTGGTACAAACTTTACTGGAGAGGTTGCGGTTGGTGACGTAGTTACGATTCCTACGGGTACTGCTGGTGCGACAGAAGATAGAGTCGTTGACGCTGTGACTGCAACGGCACTTTCTTTTACCGCTGCACCTTCTACAGACGCGATTACTACTGCAAATATTGTACGTAAAAGAACAAAACTTAACGATCCAGAAAGTAATATTGGTGTATACCTTCTCCCCAAGAAAGGTATTAGAAGTCTACTTACAGCAGACAACAATAATACTCCAGAAAACGACATTACCATTAAAAGACAATTTGTTGTTACTGCGGCTTCAGGAGTCATTTCTGCATCTACTGGTACAGGGGAAACCTTTGTAACAGGTAATGAAGACACAGACTACACTCTTACTTGTTTAACCGCTGGAGCTGGAGGTTCTGCCTCAGCTGGCGATGTTATTGATATTGACGCTGCAACCATTACTGCCGGATCGTTTACACTTGACGATTCATCAACGTTTGGTGCTGGTTCTGATTTTGTTGGTAAACTAACAACAACCATTCTAAAGAACGATATTGGGTCAAAAACAAAAACCACAAGACTTTCTAAGAGACAAAAGGTTAGAGAGTTTACTGGAAATGAAACGGGTGCCTTTGGAACAAGGGCAACAGATGATACAATCAGTCTAGGTAGAGCAGACGTTTTCAGAGTGCAAGCCGTTTATGACTCTGAAGATACCAGTACAGACGCAACTCAACCTACCGCGACAGCCACTCAACAGGTAGGTTCTTTCATACAAGGTGAAAGAATTACTGGCCAAACTTCGGGTGTGACTGCAAGAATTAGTGTTGTAACTTCTCCGATAGCATATGTTCTTCTTTCTGGTGTTGGTGCAACAAACTTCACCGAAGGAGAAACTATTGTTGGTCAAGGATCTGGTGCGACAGCTGTTGTCGGCACAGTAACAGATGGTAGTAAAGTAATAACCTCAAGTTATACTCTCGATACAGGACAACGAGATAATTACTACGACATTTCTAGACTTGTTAGAAAGTCCGGCAGACCATCTCCTTCTGGTAGATTGTTAGTAGTTTATGATTTCTTTGAACACGGTTCTGGTTCTTTCTTCTCTGTGGACTCGTACAGTGACACTGGCGCGAAACAAATGGAATACGATGACATTCCAGTGTATACCGCAACAAAGATTGACCCAGACGATCCTGCGCCCTCTGGCGTGTATCCTCTCGCTGATGCAATAGATTTCAGACCAACAGTTGCATCTTCAAGTGACGCAAGTTCAAACGCAACAACAGTAGACACTATAACTGACAACACTTTAGATTTTTCAAACAGAAGTTTTACTGGCACAGGTTCTTCTGTTGTAGACATTCCTAAACCAAATGTTGTCTCTAGTTATGACTTTGATTTCTATCTGTCATACATTGCGTTAGTCTTTATGGATGTTCGTGGAGATGTGCATGTTGTGCCTGGTACTCCAGCTGAAAAACCAAGACCACCAAAAGGTTTGGACGAGTGTATTAAACTTGCAGAACTGTTTATTCCTGCGTATACCTTCTCGGTTGATGATGTAAGAATCACAAGAATCAACCATCAAAGATATACAATGAAGGACATAGGTAAACTCGAAAAGAGAATCGAGAACCTAGAATACTATACAAACCTATCTTTGTTGGAAAGGGATACTGCGTCTCTAGAAATAACTGACTCTTTCGGTTTAAACAGGTTTAAATCAGGATTCGTTGTCGATAACTTCTCTGGACACAGAGTTGGTGACCACTTAGCAAAAGACTACAAGTGTGCCGTAGATCCTAGAACTAAAGAACTACGACCACAGTGTGTGTCCAAACAAATAAAACTCGTTGAGGCTGTACAAACTGCCGCTGAAAGAGAATCTGCAAGTTACGCAAAAACTGGAAACTTGTTAACTCTTCCATACATTACGACAATCATGTCGCAGAATGATTACGCTACAGATACAGAAAGCGTGCAACCTCACTACGCAGCAAAGTGGGTTGGTAAACTTGAACTTACGCCAAATTCTGATTTCTGGAAAGAAACAGAACGCGCTCCAGACGTATTAAGAGAATTTGATGGTAACTACGAAGCCATCAAGAGAATCTCAGAAGATGGCACCAATAACTTCTTTGGTACCGTTTGGGGTGAGTGGGACACTTTCTGGACAGGAGAACCTACGGGAACTGGCCAGTTTGACCAAACAAATGCCTCTTCAAATGTACGAAGTTTTGAACAACGAGAACTTTTGTCTGCCGACCAGAAACAACAAAGAACCGGCATTACAACAGAACTCGTTTCCAGAACGGAAACTATACGACTTGGAGAAAAGGTTGCAAATGTTGCCTTCGTTCCTTCAATTCGTTCTCAAGAGATTTCTTTCAAGGGATATGCTTTCCCACCCAATGCAAAGGTTTACGCTTTCTTTGATGGTACGAATGTAAACTCGTTGTGTACTCCTGCTGGAGAAGAGTTTACTTCAGCTGCCACTACAAGTCGTGGAGCGCAACTTGTCACTAACAGTATAGGTGATGTCGAAGGTACCTTCTTTATTCCACCAAGCGTAGGGCCAGGCACAGAAAACAATCTTAATTTCAAGACAGGTGAAAGAACTTTCAGACTTACCACAAGTTCAACAGATGCGAAAGCACCTGCGCCATTAGCTTCTGCTAACGCAAAGTTCTTTGCACAAGGACTAAAGGAAACCGTACAGGACACTATAATCTCAACAAGAGTTGCTGAAATCGTGCAAACGACTACCAGAGACGAAAGAGATGTTACTGGTGGTGCGGTTAGTTGGGGTGATCCAAGAACTGTACCAAATCCAGACTTTGTACTCACTCCGGAACCAGATCCTTTGCCTGCGGCAGCATCTCTTGGAACCAACGTTTCAATAGTTGATACAGGTCTTGCTTTAGAACCATCACTTACTGGTTCTCCTGTCGCGACAGACAATGACAATATCGTAACGGTTGTGGATACAAACGTTCAACCAACAAATCCACAGGTTGGAGATACCTTTACTGATGCGTCTGGAGAAACTTTTGTCTTTAGACAGTCGGGTAGAAACCCAGGCTTCTGGTGTGAGGCGCCCAGTGGTGCTGCGAGAGATCCAATTGCACAGACTTTCTTAGTAAGTGAAGCTGGTGGTTGTTTCATTACCTCTTTGGATCTTTACTTTTCGCAGAAAGACGATGATCATGTTGTTTGGGTGGAAATCCGAGAAGTTGTTAACGGATACCCTGGCAAAAAGATTGTACCATACGGTGTTAAGAAACTAAACCCTGAAGACGTTAATGTTTCTAGTGACGCTTCTGTAGCAACAACATTTACTTTCGATTCTCCAGTTTATCTGAGAGAGGGTCAAGAGTATGCCATTGTTGTGAGAAGTCACGTAGTAACTTACCGAGTTTGGATTTCCAGAATGGGTGAAGTTGATGTTGGTGGAACACGAACTGTTTCTAAACAGCCACACTTGGGTGTTCTTTTCAAGTCACAAAACAATACTGCATGGACTTCTTCTCCTTCAGAAGATCTTAAGTTTACCCTGCGAAAGGCGGTGTTCTCTACAGTAAGAAATGCCAGAATTTCTTTCAACAACGACATTATTGGTGAACAGTTTACTGATGAACTTGGAGAGACAAGGTATGGTAAAAAACTTACCAGACCAGATCCCCTTTTGTTCTCAGACGCAGCTGGAGATACTCAAAAAGTACGAGTTAAACATTTCGATCACGGAATGTACTCAACATCAAACAATGTAAGATTGTCTGGAGTTTCGTCTGGTGCAACCAGTACTCTAGTTGCCGCCATTACAAACTCTTCCACTAGTTTGACTATTGCAAACGGACTAAAGTTCTCTGCCTCTAACCACAGTTCAGGTGATGTATTCTTGAAGATTGGTAACGAGATTATGCAAGGAACCATTGCAAGTGATAACTTTGATGGGAATGTTGCAGTAACAGGTATTACCAGAGGAATTGGTGGTTCAACTGCCGTTTCACATTCTCTTGGGGATACGATTGAGTTCTATCAGTTGAACGGCGTTCCTCTAACCGAGATCAATACCGTACACACTTCATTGTCAAACATTGAAATGGATTCGTATGTTATTACAACCACTACAAATGCGGTTGTTCCTGGCGATACCGAATATCAAGAAGTCGGTGGTATTAATGTTTACGCTTCGGAGAACTTTAGATACGAAACCATCAAGACATTGATAAATTCGATTGAATATCCAAATACACAAATAAATGCGGCTATTCAACCAACTTCGGGTACAAGTCCAACAGGTTCGGAGACATCGTTTACTGCCACGGCGCAAGCAAACGAAATCCCAGTGCCTATAAACGAAACATTTAGGTTCTTTGATAGTAAACTTGTAGCTTCAGACATAAACGAAACTAACGAAATGGCGGGTTCTAAATCACTTACATTTAGTGTAACAATGTCAACCATTAACCCAAACATTTCTCCGGTTATCGATGTTGATGACATATCAATGCTTTGCGTTGCAAACAGACTAAATGTTGTGGACAGTGCAACATTTACTGCCGGAACGAACACTGGGGTTTATCCTTCAGAAGATTTCCGTGGTTCAGATCTGCCTGACGGTGACAAGAATGCATTCATATACATAACTAAGTCTATTCCTTTACAGAACGCAGCTACTGCCCTGAAAGTGTTCTTTGTAGCGCACAGACACAGTAGTGCAACACTTAAGGTAATGTACAAGATCTTACGATCTGATGACGCATCTGACTTTGACGAACTTGGTTTTGAGTACTTCAATACAACAGGAACCGCAGACAATACTGTAAATCCGTCTCTTGACGATAACGATTATCAAGAATACGAATATACTGCCGGAATCAAAGAAGATGGCACGGGAACGCCTCTACCAGCATTCATCAAGTTTGCAATTAAGATTGTTGGTCAAGGTACTAACGCAGCAGAACCGATAAGAATCAGAGACTTTAGAGCACTGGCACTGGCGACATAATATGGCTGAATTTGTTAAAGTAAAAGATTTTGATCATCTGGTCAGAGACAAACATTCCACTGGGGTAGTTTCTACGGACGCCACTGCTTACAAACGAGCAATGGAAAGAACTAGAAATGCTCAGTGTGAACGGGACGAATTACGAAACGCAACAAGGGAAATAAATACACTAAAGAATGAAATCCATGAAATTAAATCTCTGTTAACTAACATACTGGAAAAGTAATGGCAATAAGAGCATCGGAAATAGACTCACAAAGCAGTCTGGAACAACTTAGGTTACAGTTCAACAACCTTGTTACGGACGTTTCTGCTATTGAGGCCGGAACACTAAACTTAAGTAGCATTTCTGTTACCGAAGCTTCGATTGGTAACTTGAATGTTAGTGGGTCAATTAGTCCTTCGGGAAGTCTTATTTTTGAGGGTGTGACAGCAGATGATTTTGAAACAACTGTTTCAGTAGTTGATCCTACTCAAGACAACACAATCCTTATTCCTAATGCCACTGGCCAATTTGTGTTACGGGACACTACCGACACACTTACAAACAAAACGGTAAACCTAACAAGTAACACGTTGACGGGAACCATTGCACAGTTCAATACTGCACTGTCTGATCAAGATTTCGCAACGCTTGCTGGTACAGAAACTCTTACAAACAAGACAGTTAACCTAACCAATAATACACTTACTGGTACGGTTGCTGAGTTTAATACCGCACTATCGGATGATAACTTTGCAACCTTAACTGGTACAGAGACTCTTACCAACAAAACGGTAAACTTAACAAACAACACGTTAACAGGAACCGTGGCAGAATTTAACACGGCCTTGTCAGACGACAATTTTGCAACACTTACCGGCAGTGAAACCCTAACAAATAAGACAATTGACAGTGCAAATAATACTTTAACGGTTGACTTGTCTGAAGCCACTGTAACTGGTACTCTGGCAGAATTTAATACTGCGGTTTCTGATGCAACTCTTGTATCAACCAGTGGTACAGAAACTCTCACAAACAAAACTATCGATAGTGCAACCAATACATTAACGGTTGACTTGTCTGAGTCTACAGTTACAGGAACTCTGGCAGAATTTAATACTGCGGTTTCTGATGCAACTCTTGTATCAACTAGTGGTACCGAGACTCTTACTAACAAAACCATTGACAGTGCAAACAACACACTAACCGTTGATTTGTCTGAAGCTACGGTTACGGGAACCACCGCCGAGTTTAATTCAGCGCTATCAGATGGTTCCTTTGCAACTCTTGCTGGTACTGAAACGTTAACTAACAAAACAATAGATGAAGCAGTAGTTACCGCGAGCGGTTCAACAACTGCGTTGAGTGTTACAAATACCGGATCAGGAAATTCGTTTGTTGTTAGGGAAGGCCCGACAGATACGACTCCATTCATAATTAATAGTACTGGTAGAGTCGGAATTAGAGCCACCCCGTCTGGAACATATTCTCTTGAAGTGAACGGCGACATTAATGGGGATTCACTTTTCTTTGGTGATACAACATCGAAACTGTTCGAAATTGCTGATAACCAAGCAGGAATAAGAGTCGGCGCTGATGGCCCAACTGTCGAGTTTAGAGACGCTGGAAGTGACACTTTAGAAATTGGTAACAACACCAATGGAGACCTTGCACTCACAGCAAACAGTGACGAAAAGGTACGAATTACCACAGCGGGTTTTGTTGGAATAAACACAGATACTCCAGATGCAAGATTGCATGTTGTCGGTGGTTTACACGTCACTAATAACACAGAACTAAATGGAAACCTTACTGCTGACGGTAGCATCACTAGTGCAAATATAACGGTTGACACCACTACATTGGTTACCGATGGAACAAATAACCGAGTGGGTATTGGCACGGCTTCCCCAACAGAGACCCTGCACGTTGTTGGTACTTCACTAATATCTTCTGACCTTGAAGTTGGTGGGGATATGACAGTTGAGGGTAACTTGACTGTAAATGGTTCTACCACTACTGTTACCGCAGCAAACCTTTCGGTTTCTGACAACCTGATATACATGAACCAAGGTGTTCTTGCCACCGTTACCGGCGCTGCAAGCATAGAGGGAATTACTCTTGAAGATGATGCTGGTAAAATTGTACAAGATACCGCAGCAGATGAAAATGATGACGTATTACTAGAAACAGTAACATACACAACTAGCGGACACAATTATACAGTCGGTATGGTAGTTACTGTTACTGGTGCAACACCTTCTTCATTTAATGTCAACGGAACCGGAGTTCCAATTGTTGGAGTTAGTGGAGACACTTTTACTATTCAGAGTTCAAACTCTGACACATACGTAAGTGGTGGTAGTGCAAGAGGTAAAACTTCTGCAAATCCAGACCTTGGTTTTGCCGGTGGATATAATGATGGGTCGTATGCACATGCCGGATTCTTTAGAGATGCAACAGATGATACGTTTAAAGTGTTTCATGAATACACTCCGGAACCAGATGACGCAGTGGATATAGATACTTCACACCCGTCTTTTGCTCTTGCAGATTTTCAGGCACAGAATGTTACAGTAAATAACTTAACTGTGGGTGGCACATTTGATTGTGGCGTACTCACGTAACCTTATAAATAGAACTATAACCTTGGAAGAGAACCATGCCAACAGTATTACAATTTAGAAGAGGAACCACGGCACAGAACGACAGTTTTACTGGCGCAGCTGGAGAGGTTTCTATAGACACGCAAAAATCTGCCTTAAGGATCCATGACGGTTCTACCGCTGGTGGTGTTGAGGTTGCCAGTGCGTCTGGTACGGCATCGCTGACTAATAAAACCATAGACACCGAAAACAACACCATCACATTTGATTTGTCGGAAGGGACGTTATCAGGAACTCTCGCTGAATTCAATACCGCATTGTCTGATGGCACCTTTGCTGAAATTGCTGCGAGTCAAACTCTTACCAACAAAACTATTGATAGTGCAACTAATACCCTAACTGTTGACCTATCCGAAGCAACCGTTACAGGCACTCTCTCTGAGTTTAACACAGCGTTGTCTGATGGTTCATTTGCATCTTTAGCTGGTTCAGAGACCCTTACAAATAAAACGTTAACAAGTCCTGTAATTAATACGGCGACTGTTGGGACTTCTATTGTACCTTCTAGCGCTGATGGTGCAACACTAGGTTCTGCTACCGCAGAGTTTAGTGATTTATATCTTGCAGATGGTGGTATTGTTTATTTTGGCAATGATCAAGATGTCACTCTTACTCATATTGCTGACACTGCATTAAGGATCAATTTGGATTTACAAGTTGAAGGTGGTAACATCGGTACTTCGACTGACCCAGACCTCCTTGGTTTGGCCGACAATGCGCTTACAGTAAATGGTACGATTACGGCAACGGCTACTGCAACACTACTTCTTGTAGATTCTTCTGGTAGTACATTAAAAACAATCAATGGTTTTGATACACCATAAATAATGAGTAACGTGAGAATGGAGAATTTTCAATGGCTGTAAGAACGCCCGTATACATTGATACTAACAACAATGTCAAACAGATGACTTCTGGTGAAATTACCGAGTGGGTAAACCAAGCGGTATATCAGTACAGCCAAAATCCATCTGTAACTTTATCATATGTCGCTTCTGGTGGAAACCTCACTGGGTTGCCCCTTTCGGATACAAGACTTCAAGCTGGTGCAGCATCGACTAGTGCCACCTCTACTCCGTCTGAGGCAACCACAGCAGAACCTACCGAGGTAACGGTAAACTATTCACGAATAAACCAAGCAACTGCATCGGTCACTCCAACTTCAGATACAGGCAAAACTTTCCCACTATACATTAATGCATCAAATAATCTGCAAGCAATGACTGCACAGGATTTTATTGATACATTTATTGACCCTGCAATTGATTTGTTGGTTGCAGCCGCATCCTCAAGTGGTGTTGGTGGCACTGGGGGAACTTACGACATCTTTGAGTCTACTTCAACTACTCAGGGTGCAGTATCAACAACACTAATCAACGCAAGTCCAATATTTGTGGATACTCGCGCTGATACTTCTGCATACACAGCTGGTGGTATTGAAGAAACACTCGACCAACCCACAACTATCACGAACTACTATCTACACAGAATAAATGGAACGGATAACACTCCAGCAAGAACCCCAGTGTTTTTTGATGGTAGCGATGACGTGAAACAATACACCGCCGCAAGTATTGAAACTCTTTTGGAAGAGTATGTAAGATACGCAGCGGTAACATCACCAACGGCAATTACATACAACTTTGATGGCACTGGTACAACTCGTGCATCTCTGTTGAATACTAGATTGCAGGGTGGTTCTGGTAACTATCAAACACGTTTTGTTAATGCAGACGATTACAGAGCGCAAGAATTCCCAGATGGAACTCCAGGCACAGAAGACACATACAGTTTTAAATTGAACAAATCATAATTTATTATAGGACTTGAAATGCGAGAAC